GCCGTTCCTAGAGGAATTGCACAATTGTCTAGTTTTTCGATTGATTCGGGAAGACTAGTCAATAAGGGGATTAGAGGAGAATATTCCAAAATGGATGAGAACGGAGTATTAAAGAACTATACTTCAGAATTTCAGATGATTCCAATTACATTAGCATTCTCAATTGAAGTATTAGTATCATCTACGATGGATGCTTTAAAGATTTCTGAGTCTATCATCAAAACATTATACAAGACTAATTATTTCAATGTAGAAGTTGGACATTTAGAAGATGGTGTATTTAGATTGCCTGCTCAATATGCATTACCAGATGATTTTGAAATAACTTCACCTATTGATTTTACATTCGAAGATAAAGAACAATATAAAATTAATTTCGATATTGAAGTAAGTACACATATACCTTCGTTTGAAAATGATTCTGAAATGTATAGCGGTAAGAAGATGTTTAGTCTACCTACAAATATAGTAGATAAAAATAAAGGAGAGGTAAATGAACTATAACGAAAGAGACAATCTAAAAGAATGTTACGATAACGTTATGTTCCTTAAAGATTTAAGAAGTGATATTCCTCATGATTTCGAAATGTCTTCAGATTTGAAAGAAGCTGATAAGATGTTAGTTGCAGAAATAAAATATTGGGAAGATAAAATATCAAAGAGAAATCTATAGAATAGTACTTCTATAAACTTTTTAACATTGTTGAGTATAATATAAAATTAAAACTAAACAATATAACAATGGCTAAACGTAGAAAATCTAAAAATTACTTAAATAACCGTGATCTTTATGATCAAATGGTTTTATCTAAGGATAACGATAAGTTAACTAGCGATGCGGAGAAGATGTTAATTTTGATAGCTGAAAGAGCAATCAATAAAATGACGTATGTATCTGACGATGATAGGAATGATTGTTTACAGTTTGCTGTGTTAGATTTACTTAAATATTGGAGAAACTTCAATCCAATATATCCAAATGCTTTTGCATATTTCACAGAGATAGCAAAGAGAGGATATGCAAAAGGCTGGAACAAAATCCATCCTAAAAAATACAAAGGTACATTGTCTATTAATAAATCAACTGGAAGCAGTGAAAATCAGACAGGTATTTATTCAATCTAATGTCGATTAAGAAGGTCAAACCAACTAATAAATCTGGATTCAAACAAGGATATTATAAACCACAGTATGCTTCAAAATATGTAGGTACTGGTGATATTATATTCAGAAGTTCATGGGAATATAAGTTTATGGTTTGGTGTGATAATCATGACGGAGTATCTCTTTGGTCTAGCGAGCCTATATTTATACAGTATGTTTCAAGACAAGACAACAGAGTTCACAAATACTACCCTGACTTTTACTTTAAGGCAGTTCAGGGTGATGGAACCTTCAAAGAATATTTAGTTGAAATAAAACCAAAGGCTCAGATTCAGAAGCCGCAAATGCCAAAGAAAACTTCAAGAAAATCAATAGAATCATACAAGTTTATGTGTGAGGCATACGTTAAAAACATGGACAAATATAAAGCTGCTAAAGCTTATTGTCTAACACGAGGTTGGAACTTTATTGTTTTAACAGAAGATACTATAGGAAATGGGTTACGTTAAGAAGCAAATAGATATATTAGTAAAGGAACATGGTAGTAAGAAAGCTGCTAGATCATTTGCAAACTTATGGTATTCAAATGGAATACGTGATAGGAAAGTAAATGAAGTTTCAAGTGTGAGAGAAAGATTCAGACCAGGCAAGATTTATAGTTTTGATTATAGTCCGATAACAAAAGATCTACAATGGTATGATAAGCATCCTGTTGTTTTAGCTCTTGATTCTCAAAACGATAACGATCTAGGTGTTAATTTGAATCTTCTACCTATAAGAATAAAGGAACAATTACTAGATGATTTATACGGTGCACTTTCAGGACAGATTAAATCTGCTAAAGGGAAGAGTGCTGCTAATGATAAAACGTTAAGAGTTACATATGACGGTGTTAAAGCATATTTAGATAGATATGGTTTTGGTTTTGCAATTAGACAGTATAAACCGAATAGAAAGTCAAGTCAAGCAGTTGTATCATATGACGCATGGCCTAAAATAGCACTTGCAAATCTAATAGAATTGAATGGTGCTAACGTAAATGACGTAAGATTATTACACTCACAATACATGAGAAAATAGAATATATAATAGAAGAAAGTAAAAACAAACAAAATGGCAGGATTCGTAGATAGAGATAACCGAGGAAGTGGTAAAACACCTTTCTCTCTTAAAGACACTTTAAAGAAGTTGTCTTCATTTGGTATGCGTTATGACGATTTAGTTCTTAGACAATCCCAAGCAATTGGGCCGATGGAAGACAAGATGGGTTATGGTGATCTCGGAATGGGTAATATGATGGGTGCAGATCCTGATAATATGTACGATGCATTTGCAGCATTATCTATGGCAGATACTGCAATGCGTAAAAATGTTCCATTCTTTGATCAGAACTATGTAGGTAAACGTGACGAACTAAGAAGATTCTCAACATATGATGAGATAGAAGACATCTTAGACATTCTTTGTGATGAAGCTATTGTATATGATAATAAGAATTTTATTGCATCTCCTGAACTTATAGGTATGGACGTCAATGAAGATGTTAATGCTTATATGCAAAAGGCATACAGACAAATCTATCAATACTTTGGATTTGCATCAGATCAATCAGTTTGGTATTACTTTAGAAAATGGTTAATTGATGGTTTCTTAGCATTTGAGATTATATACAGTCCTGATCAAACAGAGATTATAGGTTTCAAAGAAATAGATCCAGTAACATTAGTACCTGGTTTAAATACCTCTGATGGTAAAAAGATGTGGACTCAATTTAAAGGAGATCCTCAAAAAGAAAGAAACCTATACGATGCTCAAGTCGTTTATATCTCATACAGTTCTATTACTACTGCATCGAGAGTAAGTTATTTAGAAAGATTAGTACGTTCATTCAATTTATTAAGAATCATGGAACATACCAGAGTTATTTGGGCTGTTACAAACTCTTCATATAGAATGAAATTTGTTATCCCTGTTGGTGGTAAATCTAAAACAAGAGCTAAACAGTCTCTTGCACAATTGATGGGTAATTATAAAGAAGTTGTAGACTTTGATTGGGAATCTGCATCGTTACATACGAATGGGAAGCCAATGTTACAATTCAACAAAGAATATTGGTTACCAAGTAAAGATGGTGAATCTCCAGAAATTGAAACATTAAGTTCTGAAGGACCTGAATTAGATGACACAGAAGCGTTAAAGTACTTTGCTGATAAGCTTAAACAAGTTTCCAAAATTCCATACAGTAGATTTATGTATGAAGACGGTGGCGATGATTTCACAATGGCTGCTGACGGAATGATTAGAGATGAAATAAAATTCGCTAAGTTTATAAAGAGATTAAGATCATCATTCCAAGAAGTACTAGTAAAACCATTATGGTTACAAATGTGCTTGAAATTCCCTGAATTTGCAGAAGATCCTATATTTAAAACTCAAATAGCTCTCCAATTTAATGAAGAGAACATGTTTGCTGAATTAAAGCAAATGGAAATAATGGAGAAGAGACTAGACTTTATTGGTAGTATGCAAGACTCATTAATGAAAGTTGATCCAATGACTATGGAAGAAATGCCTTATTTTGATATGGAATTCTTAGTTGACAGATACTTAAAATTGTCACCAGATGATAAAGCTGCTAATTTAGCTTATAGAGCTAGAGCGAAAGCAGCTGAAGCCAAAGAAGACGATGGTGATGACGAAATGGACTTTTAATAAACACAATTATAAATTAACATGAAACATTTAAAAACGTATAATGAATTTGGTAAAATACAAGAAGATGCTGTTAAAGGACAGGAATCAGATGTATTTATAGATGATGTTTATATCGCTAAACAAGATTCTGAAATCAAAGGCGCTGAGATCCTCGGTGTTATTAAATCATCAGAAACTGAATCTGAGTTTAGAGATTATTTCTATGCTGAATATGGTGAAGGCCATTTTACTAAAGAGGAAATATCTAAGTTAGTTGCTTTCTATAATGAATATGATGAAGAGGCAAATATCGACAAGATTGAAGCTGAGAAAGAAGCTGAATCCGAAGAAGATGCACTTGGAGATACTGAAGGAGAAGCTGAACCAACGGTTATTGATGATGAAGATGAAGACGAAGCTGCTATTGCAGATTTAGAAGCAGAATTATAGAAAAAATCACATTATATATAAGATATATAAACAAACATAAAATAAATCATATGATGACTAAAAAAAATCTATTAATTCTAGAAAGATCGGCAGGTAGTTTAGAATTAAATAAAGAAGCTTCAGGAGAATATGTACTCGAGGGGATTTTTGGTGAGATTGATGTTAAGAACAAGAACAACAGAATCTACACTGAAAGTGAATATGTACCACAAATAAAATCATTACAGGATAAAATTAAATCTTCTAAACTTTTAGGAGAATTAGACCATCCTGCTAATTTTGATATTTCGCTTAAAAACGTTTCTCACATTATTGAAGAACTTACTTACGACGAAGACACTAAACAAGTTAGAGGTCGTATTAGATTATTAGACACAGTAGCAGGTAAACAAGCAAAAGCACTAGTAGATGCTGGAGTACCGTTACAGATATCATCTAGAGCAGCTGGAGCTGTTGAATCTAATGGACAAGTTAAGATTAAACAACTTTTCACATATGATTTAGTAGCTGATCCTGGATTTGCAAATGCAGAATTAACGAGAGTTAATGAATCGTTTGGTTTAGAATCTGACTCGGACATCCAAATTTACGAGATAAATAGTACAGAAGAATTAGTAACAGAAGACACAATCGAAAATAAAAACACTGAAACAATGTTAAACGAAGAAAACTCTAAAGTAGTTAGCGTTGAAGATTTTAATAAATATTCTCAATACTTATCAGAGGAGATTAAATCATTAAAGGCAGAAATTGCAACTTTAAATGAAGCAAAAGAATCTAACGCAACACTAGAAGAAGTACAAAAAATTAAAGAATATACTAATTATCTTGCTGAAACACTAGATAATAATATATCATATACTGAACATGCTGCTGAAGGTATTAACAGTATGAAAGAATACACTAACTATTTAGCTGAATCATTCAATGAAAGCGTTGATACTGTAACAGGTTTAAACGAACAAATGGATAAGATTACAGCATATACTGAATATGTTGCTGAAACAGTAAACACTAACTTAATTGCTGAAGACAGAGCTGATGAGATTTCTGCTGAAGTTGCAGAATTAGGTGAAGGTGAACCAACTGAAGATGCTGAAGAACTTTTAGACGATATCGTAGATGTTGTTGAATCATTAAATATTGAAATTGTAGCAGAAGGCGAAGACATTGAAGAAGAAATATCTGAAGACTGTAAATGCGGTGAAGGTGAATGTCAATGCGGCGTAGTTGAAGCAGAAGCTACTGAAGAAGTTGTTGAAGCAGAAGCTACGGAAGACGTTATTGAATCTTTAGACATTGAACTTGTATCTGAAGACGAAGAATCTGAAGAAGTTGTTGAAGACGAAGAATCTGAAGAAGAAGTTGTTGAAGCTACTGAAGAAGAAGTTGTAGAAGACGAAGAATCTGAAGAAGAAGTTGTTGAAGCTACTGAAGAAGTTGTTGAAGACGAAGAATCTGAAGAAGAGGAAGTTGAAGAAGACGAAGAATCTGAAGACGAAGAACCTGCAGTTGAAGAAGAGGAAGTTGAAGAAATTTCTGAAGACTTAGAATTGGACTTAGAAATTGTTACTGAATCTGAATTAGTAGTTAGTACATATAGAGACGAAGTACATGCAAAACTTCAAAACATTATAGATGCTTCTAATAAAGTACCATCAACAGACCCATCATTCTTTAACTTTGTATCTGAATCAGTACAAACTGATTTCAATGCATTAAAAGACGATGAACAATCTAAAGTATTAAGAGTTGTTGAAGGAAGAGGTTTCTTATCTGAATCACAAATAGTTTCTTTATGGAACACAGCACTGGAACAAAAAGTTGAATCTGAACTTTCAGTAGTTACTATGATGCCAGAAGAATACAAAGAAACATGGAGTAAATTATCTGAAGCTAAAAAATCTTCACTAATTGCTCAATCTAAATATCAACGAACTGATACATCTTATCAAGTTAAAAACTTTTGGCAAACAAGAGATTTGAGAGAAACTGCAGTTGTAATGGAGAAAGTAGAAGTACTGAACGAATCAACAATGGTTGAAGAAGCTCCAGCATCTACATTACCTTATAATTTAGATGATATGAAAATTGCTATCAATAAGAGATTTAAAAAGTAATAAAATAAATCATATTGAATCAAAGAGGAGCTACGGCTCCTCTTTTTTAGGCTTTAAGAAATGTAACAAAGCATCAAATAAAAAAGATATATATTATCAATCCGATTAACAAGTAAGAAGAAGAAACTTGTTGCATAATCGAAAACAAACATCAAAAAAAAATCATTAAAAATGAATTTAATTAACGAAACTGAAATCAGAGATACGTGGAGCCCGATTATCGAGTCTGCAACTGGAATCAATGATTCAGAAAAATTAGCATGGATGTCGACTTACTGTCACAACCATAAACTTTATGAAGAGGCAAACATTATGTCTTTAAATCCAATGAACCTTATGGGTATGGGTGCAGCATCTGTTGGTACTGCTAATCATGCAACATCTGTTGGTTCTGGTGACAAAGCACCTTCTTTATTACCTTTAGCAATGCAAGTTGCTGCACAAACTATTGGTTTAGACTTAGTACCTGTAGTTCCTATGGCTGGACCAATGGGATTATTGTCTTACTTAGACTTTACTTACCAAGGTGGTTCTTTAACTACTAAAACTAACGTAACGTTTGTTAAATGTGATGATAGTGGTACTGCTGCTGATATCGCTGCTGTAGCTGATACGTATGCTGCATATACTTATGTTGGTACTTCTAGAATCGACGGTAAAGCTATTTACCAATTAGTTGGTGATGTAGTATTAGGTAATGTTGCTTTAGATTTAACTGCTGGTGCATTAGCTCAAACAAGTTCTAGAACTGTTACTAATGTAGAATTAGTTAAAGCTTTAGAAGATCATATTGCTTCAGCTTCTGGTAAAGCTGATGGTTCTGCTTACTCAAGATTGGAAGGTGAATCTACTCCAGACAAAGTAATGGGATTAACTCTTTATTCTAAGACTGTTGCTGCTGAG